TGGAATTGCAAAGGAAAGAAAATGAAACAATACGAAATATGGATAACAGATAAATCAAACATACCTACGTATATAAAGACATATCCGTATAAATTACAATGTTGGATATGGGCTATAATGCATGGATATATAAACAGAGGAAGAAATATGTATTTTAAAGACGAAAGGCTTGATATTAGAGAGGTTGAAGAATAATGGAATATTTGCTTATATATTTGTTGCAGTTAGCTGAAATGATTAGAGCTTGTGCATGGACTTCGATATGTATTACAGTTGGGTTAGCTATTCTGTGGATTACATACATATGTACAGCTACAGAAACGATATATGATGAAATAAAAAAAGAAGCAAGAGAATCAGCAGAAAAAACAAAAAAGACAATGATACAATTTTTAATTATAACTATTGCTTTGTTTTTAATTCCTGCCAGACAAACACTATTATTGTGTGTCGGAACTTATTATGGCAAAAAAGCATATCAACAAATTTCAACAAATAACAAAATTGAAAAGATAAATACAATAATAGATTTAGAATTGGACAAAATAATAAAGGGTTATAAATATGAACAATAATGACAATTTACTTGAAGAAATACAAGCAATACATGATAAATCACCAAAAAGATATAAAAGATGTCAAAACTGCAAATATTTAATTGATAATTACAAATGTAAAAAATTAAAAGTACCATTTTTTGATATTGCAATATGTCCAATAACAAAAGAAAACGAGGAGCTGAAAAAAGAACTCGAAATAGCATTGAAAGAAGAAGCTAGATGGAAGTCAAATTCTAATAATTATGAATACATAGTCAAAAAATAATATACTTTGATAAGGCAATACGAACAACAAATTGAAGCATATAAACTATCAGAAAACGAAGCAAAAGAGATTATTGCAGAGTTGAAACACAAAAATAAAGGACTTAAAAAAGAATTAAAAATATTGCAACAGCAAATAAGATTAGAAAATCAACAATATAATGACTTAGTACACGATTCTGTTGGCGACTTAGGATTAATACGCAAATACAAACAAGCTCTTGAAGAAATAAGAGAAATTTCACAACCGATAAAAGAAGATATGTGTAATAGTTGTGGTCTGCAAGACGAAAATTGTTGTGACTCTAAAAAATGTACTTGTAATGAATTTATAATAATTTTACATAAGATAAACGAGGTTTTAAATGAAAAGTGAACATAGATTAGATATTGAAGAAATAGAAAGAATGAAAATATGCAGAGATAATCTGCAGCTTATGAAAAGACATATTGATACACTAGAAAAATATGTAGAAAAAGTTGATAAAATCTTAAAAACAGAAGATGTTTTAAATTATAAGGTCAAAGAAATAACAAGACTAACAGATATAATGATGAAATACATATAACGGAAAGGTTTGGAAATAGAAAGAGATAAAATGACTATTTCCAAAAGAAACAATAAATACTATTGCAGATTCCAGATAAATGGTGAAAGACATAACTATTTATGCAAAAACTGTAAAACATTAAACGAAGCAAGACTTTATGAAGCAGAATTAATTAAAAAAATATCTGATATACAAAATGGAATATCTGAACCAGATAAAATAACTTTAAAGAAACTCGTAGAATATTTTTTAAATTATTCATTTTTAAATAAAAAAAGTTATAAACAAGATGTATATAGAAGTAAGATTATTCTTGATTATTTTGGTCATAATAGATACATAAATACGATAAAAGCCTTTGATATTGAAAAATTCAAAGGCTTTCTCCTTTCTAATATCTGTGGAGAAACAACTGCTAACAGATACTTAGAAAATGTATCTAAAATGTATAATCTTGCTATTGAAAACGAATGGTGCAACAAAAATCCAGTAAAGAAAGAATCTAAATTTAAACTTAAAAACTATACAGTCAGATATTTGACAAAAACAGAAGAAAAGAGATTATTAAAAGCATTTGATAAATTACCTAATAAAGAACGATATATATATTTAAAAGAAATGGTGATTGTAGCATTAAACACAGGTTTTAGATTAGGTAATATCAGAAATTTAAAATGGTCAAATATAAATCTTGAATTTAGATTTATTGAATTACTTGAAAACAAAGGAAACAAACATATTAAAATATATATGAATGATACTTTATTTGAACTGTTTTCAAATAAAAAAAGAGAATCTGAATATATCTGGATTAATCCATACACAAATAAACCGTATTTTAAAATATACAATACTTGGAATAATGTTAAAAAAATAGCAGATTTAGAAAATTTCAGATTCCACGATTTAAGACATACAGTAGGAACTAGACTTGCTAAGACAGGTGTAGCACCTACAGTAATAAAGGAAATACTTGCTCATTCAAGCATACAAACAACAATGAGATATGTTCATACAGCAAGTGAAGATATGAAAAATGCTATGGAGAAATTATGAAAACAGAAAAAGAGATACGTGAGAGAATAGAAGATATAAAATATCTGCAAAGAACGAACAAAGATGATGGTTATATCTCGATAAATTCAGTTCGTGAGATTGTTATAAATAACCTAAAATGGGTGATATCAGATAAACCTACAAAGTAAGTGGACACAGAATGGACACAAAATGGACATAGCTCCCTACGTCAGTAGGGGGGAGCATGCGACTCCCTTGCTGAACGAGGGATTTAGGTCGCACAAAAAATCGGGATGACAGGATTTGAACCTGCGACCCCCTCGTCCCAAGCTGTGTTTCAGCCATATTTTTTATAAAAAATTTAAAATTTTATCAAAAAAGTGGTTACAAAAATATCCCCAAATTTGGTTATATTTTCTACCGAATTATAAAAAGACAAAAAAAGACTTGCAGATGACTGGCAAGTCTGTAATTAACTAAGAAAGGATAACAAAGAAGATAATTAACAGAAGATTTTATATCTGTTATCCTTCGTTTGGAAACAATCTATATGCACCCAAGTTGGTGTAGAAGTTATGTTTTCTAATCTTCTAAATTTTTTTAATTTACCTTGCTTCATTAAATCTAAAACAAAGTTATATAATCTCTTATTGTTTCCTTTGATATTATTAAAATCTTTTAAATCAAATGCTTTAGCTAAACAATGAGCAGATAGATATAAATTCTTCTTAGAAGAAACTAAACTATCAACATTACTTCTTAATCCTGATTCTTTATATTGACCATACATATGCCAATTATTAATACAAATTGGATATCCATATGCTTCTCTAATATAATCAAGTTCTTTTAAAACATCTTCATCAAAGAACATATAAGAATCTTCACCAAATTTAGAATAAACAATTCCACTAACTAATTCTTGAGGTTTAAAATATTTGCATTTATACATAACTATCCTTTCTATTTGAGCATGCCAGAATCAAAAATAAGACACCTTAAATTATAATTAGGTATAATCTATCGTCTGAATAATTTAACATGCCTTAAAACGCATTCTCGCATGTCTGATTATTTTATCGGGTGATAAAATTCAACTAAATAACTTGCAGCATCAAAAATATGTTCTAAGAACTTAGATTCTCTATCAGTTTGCATTCTCTTTGCAGTCGGAACATCAACGATTGATGTCCCTTCTTTAAACATCAGATTGTATATGTTGTACAATAACCATTTACATTTTCTTGGGTCTACAAAGATATGACAATCCCCGTTAGCATTTCTAACTCTTGCATTAAATGCTTGTATTCTGGTTAACACAGGGGGATTGTAAGGTCTTAATCTGAATTCTACATTATATCCATATGCTTTTAGTGCATTCTGTATTATAGTATAGTTTGTAAATTCAGATTGTGCATTTCTCCAATCCCCAGATGCATCCCCTGTTATCACAATCTTATTGTTGTGTTTTGGATATTTTCTTATAAATTCATCAATACATTCTTGTGTGCAAGTGTTTTCAACAACAAGTTCATCAAAGAAGAACATATTATCATCATCTTTGTGTGCTATACACCACATCATTGGGTCTACGTTAAAGTCACAAGTAAGATGTAATGGTAAATCTTTGTTGTAATTGATTGTTCTTTCGTTTTCACTAGTCCAACCTTTTACAACTAAACCTGAAGAATAATTACCAAATTCCCCTAACACATTGATTCTGTAATATTCTTCATCATATTCTTCTTTTAAAGATTCAACAAAGTGTTTAGGTAAGTGAACATTTTGTGATGTTGGAGCAATTATAAGTCGATAATTCTCTTTAGGATTTTCTACAAATCTTTTATATATCCAACCTTTATTTGGTTGTGGATTTGTATGACCAAACAGACGATATTTAAAATTCTTCCAATTTGGTTTAATATTTCCTCTAAGACGACCTAATAGAGCTTTAAAAGAAGCATCAGATATTTGTGATGCTTCCTCTAGTTCAATCCAATGTAAGTTTAATGATTTAAACTTCTCTGGGTCTTCAACCCCTTTAAACAAAACCTCTGAACCATTTTTAAAAACTACTTTTTTATCGTTCTTATTGTACGTATAATCTTTATCTTTGATATATCCCATAGCATCAAGATGTTCAAAGAAAGATACCATAGTAGTATTTTTTAAAAGCTCGTATTCTTTTGCACCTACCAAGACTCTCAAACCTGGATATTTTCTACATCCCATAATAACTAATAGAGAGCCACACCAAGTCTTTCCACTACCAAATCCCCCTTGATACATAGAAACATCAAGTTCATTATCGTGTGGGATTTGTAGAAATTCTTTCTGTTTAGGTAGTAATTTATATTCAGGCATAACTAGACTCCATTCAGACCAAACTAACGTTTAGTAATAATTTATATTCTGGCATAAATTACTTAGTTATCCCTTCGATTCTAGCTTTTAATAAGTCAAAAATAATCTGTGTTATAACAGATACATTTGGAAGTAATATTTTCTTTAAAGCTAGTTTTAAAATGAAATTAACTTTAATACCTGCAATAGTATTATCCAAAAAATCGATAATTCTTTGGTCTAATACCATTTTTTTGTTATTGTTGCTCAGCTCTGTTTTCGCAAGTTCAATAATATTTGTTTTTGTAGTATTTACAAAATCTAAAATAAAGTTTTTAAGTTCCATTTTCGCCCTCACTTTCCGTATAATCAATATCTATTGCTTCAACTTCTTCTATTGTTGCTGCACTGTTAATTGCTTGTTTTATCAGCGCATTTTTATTCCAACAAAATGAATGTAATTGCGTAATTAAACCGCCGATATTGAACAAATCTTCTTTTGTGCAGGTCAAAGGTTGATTATCTTTGCCGAACCAAACAACCGTTTTATCATCGGGCATAGTTTCAACCGTTGCCAATAAATTTACTTTTTGGTCGGTATCAGAATCAAAAAGTACGGAGTTATATAAAACACCTTGCAATAACGCCTCATCTCTCACCCTGTCATTTTCTTGTATTTTATTATCTTTGGCTTGCTGAAGTTTGATATTATCTAAATCAGGATTGATGATTATTTCACCGTCATAATAAATATAATCATCAATATTATTAAATATTTCTTCAGTTATAGCATAGTTTAAAACATCATCATTAAGGCATTCGCATTGTCCGCACCCGTTAATTTTATTGTTTTCTATAAAAGCGTAATACATTAATCCCCCTATGCGTTAGTTCCTATTCTTCTGTAACCTCTTATATATAATGAAACTGTACCTGTATTGCCTGAAACACCTGCAATATATACTCTTCTATCTGCACCCACAGGCAAAATTACAGTACCTGCGCATACTGTCGCATTTGAAGAACCTTGCGCTACCCTTGTTCTTGTTACAGCTACGTTCGTTGTTGCTATATCAGTATATAATTGGATATATGAGTAACTATTTGCAGAGTTTGCGGTTGTTGCGCTTCCACAGAACAATACTTCATAATTATAACCGTCATTTGGTAAATGAGTTCTTATACTGTATGATAAATCGCTAGAGGTTGGCGCATTCACATTCGAAGCAATAGCTGTTGCGTAATTAACCCATTGTCCGTCGTTTGAGGTTTTATAAGGTGTAGAATTTAAAAGCTCCTGCACACTATGAACAGTACCAACTCCCTGCCACCAATACGACCCATCTATTTTTATATAACACTCGCTTAAATCTATTGAACCTGTAAAATAATAATCATTTGCGTTTGAAGGAGTTAAAAATGCGCCTAAAGACAGATAACAAGGATTAATTGCTGTTGATGATGATATGGTTGCATCGGTTACATAAGTTTCACCATCCAGTGAATATTCAAGCGTATATTTAGAGCCGTCAAATTTTGCTCTTAACCAATAGTCTGTATCGTTTTGTATAGCATAAGTTCCGGTTTGTGTCGTATTCGTAGAGCCGTCATAACTTACATTGAGACGGAAAAACCCTGTTGCTGTTATAGCCAAAAGCAGCCCTGATTGTGCGGCAGTGTAACATAAAAAGTCCTGTGTTCTGCTTGGCACAGTACCCGTTTTTATTTTTAATCCTACTTCCCATGTGTTAGAAGAAGGATTAAATTGATTCGGAATAAGTCCGCAAATTGAATTACTAAAACCACTTATAACAAGATTATTATCTGTTAGCGCACCAATTTTTCCAATATTTGAATAATCAAGTGCGGGTATATCAAGTTCAACATTTCCGCTGCTATCGGGTGTTTGGTTATTAACACTCGTTACTGTACCGACATTATCTGTATATCCGCTTGCATTAGTGAAGTTAATCGTATTACTTACTATCTCTATATCTGTTCCTGCGGTTAATACATCCTGTTTTCCTGTTAAATCAATTTCAGCTACACCTGATGTAACAACAGAAACACCATCAACTTGGACATCATTAACAGTACCAGAACCACTTTGTCCATCATACACATCAGCAGTAGTAGTTCCATTTTTATCTGTTATTGTAATTGTTGCTTTGTTACCAGATTTAACAACTGTAGCTGTAGGGGAATATCCATCTTGACCGTCTGCACCTGTAGCACCTGTTTGACCATCTTCACCATCAAGAATTTCAACAGTTGTAGTTCCTGTTTTATCTGTAACTGTTAATGTTGATACACCATTACTCTTTGATACACTAGCAGATGGAGAATATCCGTCTTGTCCATCCTGTCCATCTTGACCATCTGCACCATCCTGACCATTTTGTCCATCTTGTCCATTTGTTACATCAAAAGTTGTTGTATTTCCATTAGAGAATGTTATTGTATAAGTGTCTACAAGACCAGATGTAGAAGTTTTCTCAATACTTTCTATTCCTGCACCTTGTTCACCATCTGCACCATTTGTAACATTAAATGTGGTTTCAGTTCCATCTGTGAATAAAATTGTATAAGTATCAACTAAATCTACAGTTGATGTAAGAGTTATAGATGCAATACCATTCCCAGTATCACCTTTATCTCCCTTGTCTCCTTTATCCCCTTTGTCCCCTTTTCTTAGCACAGGATTAGTTCCAACTGTTTGATTATCAGTAGTTGTAGATGTATTAATACTATTTGATATTACTCCGCTAGATGCATCAATAACACCAAAATTGTTTGCTGACGTAACTTCTATTGCCATTTCACCCTCTATGTACTTGGTTGTATATATGTACCTTCAACACGTTTAGGATAAACAGTTATTGTATTCAAATCTTCAAAACCTGAATTTCCTATAAACAACGTGTCTTCAAAATTGTTTTCATAGCATCTTTTGATTCCGTAGTAATATGTTTCATACTCGTTGTTCTTCTTAACAGTTAATAAATCTGTAAGAGTTGGAGTTAAAACAAAAATTACTTCTGAAGCCATATTAGTTTGCAAAGAAATTTCACCCCCTACAGGATTTCTTTTTTCATCCTGTATAGCGAAGCAGAGAGTGTAATTTTTATCAGTTTCAAGATTAGTAATCCTTAACTCTCCGTAATCCCCTTGTATTAATGTTATATTCCCAGTAGTTTCATCAACAGAAAAAGCCATGTTTATCTCCGTTCTTTTAAACTGCGTAATTAATAACTATTTGTTGAACTTCTTGGATTGTTGAAGCATTATTGATTGCATTTTTATAAGCGACAAATTTAACATTCCATATGGCTGACTGTATTTCACCTAGTCCTGTTAAAATATCCAAAACATCATTTGCATCTAATTCTAATACATTATCTTCTTTAGAAGTCCAATAAACCTTATCTAATGTTCCTGTTTGAAAAGCTAATGCATAAGCTGTCATTTTACCAATATTACCATCTGTAGCTTCAATAGAATTATTATTATCAAATTGATAAACAGCTTGATATTCAATAAATTCTTTTGCACCCATTAATGCTTCTTCGTATTTAATTTGTTTAGTTTCTTCTAGTGTAAAATGTGGACATTTTCCTTCAAGATACCATTGAAAATCTTTTTCTGATTGCTCTACGTTTCTTTTTTGCATACCAATTTCTTGATAGTATTCTTCAGGACATCCAACACCTACTTGTACTAAACCAGTTTCATTATCCAATATTTCACAATATAAATTTTCTACCATTATGCTGTTCTCCTCCAAACATTAACTACATAAGCAGGTGGTTGTACTGTTGAAGCATTACCATATACTGAATTTGAAGCTGATGCATCAAATTTTAAAGTTTTAGCACCAGAACTTGCACCATAACTACCTGCATATCCTAATGCACTTCCTGTTTCATTTAATGCACCACTTCGTGAAACAATACTGTTATATAAAGCTCTTGAAGCGAATGTACCTGTTACATTAGGTAGTCCTGCAGCAATATTTTCAGTTGCACTATGTGATGAACTAGAACCTTGTAAAACTCTATTTGCCGCAACTTTTGTCCAAGTACCAAATAATGAAGCTAATGGACAAGTTGATTGAGTCCCTATATAAATACTTCCAACAGGGTATAGTGTTTTTAATACTTCAGTTTTCATATTGTTTATTGAAGCACTTAATGTAGCTTGAACAGAAGCAATAGTTGATTGTAAATCAGATATTCCTGATGCTTCTTGTGTTATTCTTTCATCTAAGCTACGAAAATTGTCCATTAAGACTGTAGCATCAGCTTCATCACCTGGACTTATCTCCTGTAAAGACATTATTTACCCCCTTCTATAATGTGATTTCTAATTTCAGAAACATTTTCTTCGATTTTTGATAACTGCTCTTTAAATAAGTTAAATGCTGACCAAGTTACGAATTTACGTTCTGTATCTTCTAATATTTCTCTGTGTTTTTTTTCCAACTGTTCAGGTCTTACAAAGACGTTGTTTTGCCATATAAACATCAAAATGACAATAATAATTGGAGCATACTCCACAATCTTGTCGATATTTTCCATTATTTCCCCACTATTATTTGTTAATAAATCCAAAACAAGTTAATGCTTCAAAATTTTAATATCTCGATTTATGTCTTGATTTGTATCTTGATTTGTATCTTTTGGATTTATTTTTAAATTTTCTTTTCTTCTCTTTAACTTCTTCTTTGGCACGTTCAGGTTGAATTCCTAATCCGAGATATTTATTTAATGCTTGATATTTGAAGTCTAATTTATTTTTTACAGATGCTTTTCTTTCTTTACCTTTTGCTGTCTTACCTATAACATCACCATCATAATAGCTACCGAAATCAGCATCATATTGTTTATCTGGGAATAATAATTCACCAGTTTTAATTTTATGTCTTATAGCATCTACAGTACCTTTTGTAACAGGAGAACCCATCATAGGATAAACAAGTTCAGTATAGTCTTTAGCTAAATATCCAAGTCTAACACTTGCAGGTAGTGAACCTTCTCTAAATTCACCAGTTTTGTTATTATAGTAACCTTTTACCTTGTTTCTCGTTGCTCTTTTCCATTTTTTACTTGTTATTTCTGATGCAGGTTTGAAGAATTTTTCACCTCTAATAGCTTCTAAAGGTTTCTTAATAGCATTTGTTATAGTACCTAGGCTTTCACCACCTAGAAGCTCAAATGGTGTATTAACTGGTATTATTTTTGTTTTGTTCATTATGATATTTGTACCAGTTCTTTCGTTTTTGAAAGGTAATTTTATAGCACCATGTTGATAATCTTCAAGACCATCATCTTGATGCTGTAATTTCCAGTTTTCATAAAGTATCAATGTAGCTTTAACTGGGTCTTCTTTGTATAAATTCAGTATGTGTCTGATAATAGTTCTATTCCAAGAATAAAACGGTTGAATTCTTTTTAAAACAGTTCTTTCTGTTTTATTGAAATTATTATAATCACCTAATATATTGTTAACTCTATCGACAACAGTTTGTCTTAATACTGGATTATCTTGTGCAGCTTTTGCCAGTTCTTCAACAGTTGCCATGCTTCTTGCTGTTTTGAATACATTTTCTCTTTGCATCTTTTTAAGGGACAAAGAAGCTGCTTGTTTTCTTTCAAATCTTTCAACTCTTTCGTTTATTTCACCAAGTCTATGAGAAATTCTTTTAAATATATCATTTGGGAAAGATACAATTAGATTTGAAGCACCATATAATATTTTTGATGGTAAATTCTTGACTGTTTTTAAATCAACATATTGTCCGTCAACTATTTGTGAGAAAGTTTCTAATGCAGAATTTTCTTCGCTGAAATATCTTTTTACTTTATTATTTGATTCATTATTTAATGATTCAGATAGTGTACTTTCTAGTATCTCTCTTGGAATACTATCTTCTTTTAAATTCTTAGCTTCTTTAAATGAATTAATATAGTCTCCTATGCTATCTGCATTAGACATTAGCATTATTTGATTACCAATTCTGTTGTTCATAACAAATGAAGCTGATGTTAAAACTTTTCTTTTAAATCTATCATTATAAAAATCTAATGTAGCTCCTGCAAGTTTTACCATACCTTTCATTCTGTATCTCGCACTTTGTCCGAGAGTTTCTGTCATTGTTTTTATTTTTCTTTTTTTGCCAGAAGCTATTGTTTTAACAATTTCTTTTAAAGTATAGTTTGTTCTTCCATAGTTTTTAATATAGTCTAACGGTAATTCTTTTGCACCTGCAAGAGCTAAATCAAATATATCTTTTGGAACATATATATCTGCTTTACCACCATCTACTCTGTTGTATAGTTCTTCAAAAGCATTAGCTGATTTTTCATCAAAGAATTCCTTTATAGATTTTTTACCTTTAGAAACTATTTCATACCATGCCTTAGATTTTCCAAAGTAAATTGCATTCCAAAGTAACTTTGAATTAACTGGAACATATCCTTTTACTTTTTTGCTAAAGTTTTCTTTGAGAAATTCTACTTTATCTCTTGCACTACTACGTTTAACTTGGTCAGCAAGGTTTAAAGCTAAATCAGATTCAACAGTTCCTTTATGGTTTAATCCTTGTTTAGTTTTCTCATAAGTAAAACCAACTCTTTGTTTCTTTTCTTTTGATAAATCCAATTTTCCATTAGATTTAGAAGACTGTAAAGTATATATCCCTTCTCCTGTAATAGATTGTTGATACAATCTATTTTTCAGTTGTTCTTCAGGGTATGTACCATATTCTTTAAAATCATTTTCTCTGCTAGTAGATACTTCTTTAAAGACATCAGTTATTCTTTTAACTTTGCCATTATCTATCTTGTTTATTGGATTATTTTTGTTATTCTTAGTTTCTCTTTTTTTGAAGAAATCAAATACTTTATGAGTTTTAGTAGATAATTCTAAATCATCTATTCTTGTTCTTCTTGACTGAACATCTGTTTCAGCATTTCTAATGTGTTGTCCTTCACTTGTTCTTTCTTCAACATTGGATTGATTCTGTCTTCTTTCTTCTGGAACATTCCTTTCAGTTTGTTTAGAGGTTTGTTCGCTTCCTTCTGTGCTTCCCGTTCTTCTATTGCTTTCCTTATTTTGTGTATTCTGCTGTCTGGTGTTACTATCAGGTCGTCTATCTTGAATTTGTCCTTGTCGTTGCTCATCTAGCACCTTACTTTCTATTTCGTTGCAAAAATTTTCAATTTCTGTGTCTCTTAATCTATCAATTTCTATGCTTTGTTCGATTATATTTATTTGTTTTTCTGAAAGTCCTTCTTCTGGCGCAAGACCTTCATTTATGTTTTTTTCACTTAATTTAATAGTATCTTCAACATAATCTTGACCATATTTATCATATAGTTTCTTTAACTCTGCACGATATTTTTCATTAGCTTTGCTGTTATTATCCAATAGTTCATTTAGTTTTGCAACAGCTTTTTGTGCTTGAAGATTTCTTCTTTCTATTTTTTCATAATTATTTAACTTGTTATCTTTTAAACCTTTTTCAATACCTCTGTTTCTTATATCCATTAACTCATCATAAGACAGAGATGTAATTTTTTTACCATCTTCTGCACCAAGTAATTGATATAATGCATTAACAGCTTTTTGTCCACCTTCTGCTGCTGCTTCATGTAAATACTTATGCATATATTCGTGTGCTGTTTTTGCAATAGTTACATCATCTGGTAATCCTTCTTTTACAAATATTTCTCCAGATGATTTTCTAAATCCTGCTTCTCCACCAAGGTCAACATCTTTTGTTACAACTGTTATAGCATGCTTTCTAAAGTTGCTGAAAATTATTTTTGCTATTGCACTTTTTACTTTTCCTTTGAATGTATTTTCAGCAGTATCAAAATTAACAACTTTTCTGTTTTCTGGTTTTGCAAGTTCTTTACTTAGTCCACTTATAGCAGGTTTAGTAGTATCTTTTGGTTCTTCTATAGCTGATTTTAAAGCTCTTATAGTTTCATCAGCTTTGGCTTTTCCTTCGTATACATTACTTGATTTATTATTCCAAACATCCCCTGTTTTTCTTTGTTCCCATTGTTTATCTGTACCTTTAGCACCTTCTATTTCTTTAAGTGCTGTTTGTGGTCTGTCATAAGCAAATTCAACATCATTTCTCAAAATATTTTCATATTTATTTATTATTTTTTTATATTCTGCTGTAACTTTTCTTTTAACAATATAGTCTTTTTTAAGACTTGAAAGTTCCATTTTTAATTTTTCAGGATTATTTTTATATATTAATTTTGCTTTATTTACGCACCATTCATAAGCTACTTTAGGGTCATATACAACACGTTTAGCACCACCTTGCTCTGTTACTAATTTAAAACCTAAATTTTCTGCTTGTTGATAAACCCAAGCTGCTCTTTCTTCATAGTATTTCTTTAATATTTTTGCTTGTTCAGGAGAAGAATATTTTATTTTAAGATTATTGTTTTCAATTATTTCACCTGCTTTAGCTAAATCACCTTTTTCAACAGCATCAGATAGTTCGCTAAATACGCCTTTAGCTATATCAGGTTCAACTTTATTTATTTCTGTTCCAAATCGTTTTTTATTTTCTAAATATTCATCAGCAATTTTATTGAAATCTTCAATCATTATTTGTTTTACTAATGTTGATTGTTTTGAAGATTTAATTTCGTTAATTATATCATCATATACTTTTTGTGCTGATTTAGAATCTCTTGCAGTATTTAATCTACCTTTAGCATATTGTAATCTCTTTTTACCGTTATTTAATCTTTCATTCCAAATATCATCAACAAATTTTCTTTGTGAAGCAGAAATACCTTTCTTTGTTTCTTCTACTGATTTTTCTTCAAATTCAAATTCAGTATCTTTAACAGCTTCAGATAATTTTTCAGTTTCTTTTATATCAGAAGTATCAGAATATTCATCACCTAGTTTTTTTTGTCTTGTAGCTTCTAGGTCACTTTCTTCTTGTTTTACGAATTCATCATAGAATTCTTCTAAACCTTTTTTATCGTTTTTAAATTCTTGTAATTTTCTTTTTAACTCTATACCTTTTGCTTTTTCAGGTAAATTTTTATAATTGTTATACCATTTTACAAATTCTGGATTATTGCTTTTATATTCAGCACCAAATCTTTCTACACCTGTACTTCCTTCACCATTTGTTGGTGAAAGATTATCATTATATTTATCATAGTAAACTTCATCTTCAACAGCTTCTTCAATTTCTGCTTTAGTTCTATCTTTTGTAGATATATCTTCATCTTCTACATTATTGTTTTTATTGCTTTCTTTTTGTAATCTTTTTCTTAAATCTTCTATTTCTTTATACGGAACTTTTTTCCCACCCTTTTTACCGTTTTGTGGTGTTCGTTTATATACGATAGTTTCTCCATCTGGCATAACTTCGTATTTATTCATAATTGAATCTATTGTTTCTTCACTATAAGAATTAGAGCTTGTTCTTCCTGTTGATTTTTCTTTTTCAACATTTTCAAAGATATTTTCTTTACCTTCTGTTAATTTGTATAATTCATTAGCACCTTGTGCTTCACCTGGTTCTAGTTTAACAACTGATTCTAAATTTTTATCTTTCATTGAAGAAGGTTTAAAATTTCCATTTTTTAAATCTTCTTTAAGTTTTTTATTTGCATTATTTCTTCTATATGTATCTTGAAAGTTACCTGCCTTAGCAACACCTGTGTTAGTAGATTGTTTTTTAAGTGAATTATTTTTATTAGGTTTTTGTGCTTTATCTTTAACAATATGACCGAATTCATCTTTATACCAACCTTCTGGAATTTCAGTTTTTACTTCAGGTTGTTGTTTTATTTCATTAGACATGCCAGAATCGTTTTTAACAGGGGTTTGTTCTTCTTTAGGACTAATTGTATTACCTTGTTCTTTAACATGGCTTAAATTCGATTCTGACGCTTGTGATTGTTCTTCCTCTGGAAATTTAAAGTTATTAGTTTCTTTTTGAGCTTTTTTAGCTTCTAATGTTCTTTTGATTTTTTCCTTTGTAGAAGGTTGTGAAGTTTTTTGAGGTTTAATTTCTTGTTGTGGAACATTCCCTTTCATTGGTTCATTAGCATCTTCAGGAATGAACTCGTAATTTTGCTTAACTGGTTCTTGTTGTTTTCCAGTAGCATCTTCTTCAAGTCTTACAGGAGCATTTTCTTTAAAATCTTTTGTACCATTATCTGTTTGTTTGTTATATAAATCTTCACCATATTGGTTTATATTTCTAACTTTCTTTTGTTCTCTTTTATTAAGAGTACCTGATTCATCTAATGCAGATTTATATTCGTTAGAAATATTCTTTTTAAGACTTTCATTTTTAGCTTCTAAGTCTAAGAATTGTTTTCTTTTATCAGTTACACTTCCTTTTTTAGCTAAATTAGTTTTTAATGTGCTATCAGCAAATGCTATTGCTTGAGAAACAGAGTCATATTGGTCTGCTAATATATCTAATCCAGTTTTTGCAACTGCTCTAATTTCTTTACCTTTAGCAGAGTTCCAGGCTTTTTTACCACCAATGTGCATACCAGATAAAACTCCACCGAAAACACCACCACCAAAAGCATTACCTGCTTTTTCTTCTAGCCCTTCCCCTTCTAATGCACCTAAACCTGTACCTAGTTTAGTGTTTTTCCAAACTTCTTGTGCAGGAGTTAATGGTTTAATATTATTTGTTATATTTTTTTTGGCAAGTTTATTTATTTGTGAAGCATATTTTGCTTTTTGTGCATTGTTTAATTTACTTGTAATTCTAGCAGTTTCTTTAGCTATTTTTGAACCTTTTACACCTGCTCCTAAAGCACCTGTTGGTGTCAAGAAACTAGCCATTGATTCAGCAAATTGTGCATTTTCTGCACCTGGTGTATTACCAGAAATCCATTGAGATACAGGATTTACTGGTTTAATACCTAATGCTCTTGTATCTTGACCTGGATAAGCAGGTTTAGCCAGATTGTTTGTTGTATCTTGTATACTTCTCCATTGTTCTAAAGCTGTTCCTATAGGTCTTCTTCGTTCTTCAGGCATATTTATTACAGGTTTGCCTGCAATAGAGTTGACAATATCAACCCCTAATCCTGCAACACTTCCTGGAAGGTCTACTATACCTGTTAAAGCACCTCTTGCTATCGCAGGAGCAGTATTTAAAGCACCACTAGGAGAAAGATTCTTAACAGCACTTTTGCCCATATCAACAGCCATTTGTGGTAATTGTGGAATTGTTTTTTTAACACCTTTATATACATCTTCAACAGGATTTAGCAAACTAGGCTTTCTGGTCGTTATATTAGCTTTATTGCTCTTAGTTGCTGTAGAATTACTTTGTTTAGGTGCTGTTTTACTAACATAAGAATTCAAATCAAAACTATTACTAGAACTTGTCTGTGTTTTAGTAACAGTTTTGGGTTTCTTTTTTTCTTCTTCTAAACCACCATTTGCAACATATGAATTTAAGTCAAATGTCATTATTAATCTATATCCTCATCATAGCTTAAAAAGTCTTGACCAAAGTTATCAATCATACCTTTTCTTGCTCTTTCATAAGTAGACTTGGCATTATCTAATTTGGCTTTTAATTTAGCATTTTCATCAGGAGTCCACCATTTGCTATTTTTTTCATAAGCATCTTTAGCTTTTTTATAATCTTTAACGAATTTATTATATTGACCTAAGTTTTTATTCAAACTTTGCTCATATTCCCATCTTTGTTGAGCAACTGATTTGGTTTTGCTACCAGATGTTTTACCACCATTTTTTCCGCCACCAGTTCCACCTTTGCTTTTTGAGTAATTGAATTTAGCTACATTAAGATTGTAATTTCTGTCATAATTATTTTTTCTTAATTCGTAATCTCTGTTGTCTTTTTCTACTTTGTATTCGTGGTCTCTCTTGTCTTTTTCTGTTTTGTAGTTGTAATCTCTTTCATCTTTGGTTTTCTTGTAAGTTTGTTCTGCTTGCCAATTATCTTGTTTACGTTTGTTATTTACATCTTCTGATGTGTAAGAACTCAAGAATGGTCTACCTTTTTTACCTGTTACTTCTTGATAGTATCTATCTGCTTGTGCTTTATCTTTTGCCCAGTTTATACCTGTTAGAGCAGACCTACCGAAGTCTTTATTATTTGCATAATCTATACCACCTGCTATTAGACCTTGTACAAACGGATTAGATGCAATTCTTTGACCTGTACCTAATGCTTCCCCTATTCTGTTACCAAATGTTTTTTGTTGACCAGGAGCAAAATATGTATTACCTATTGTGTTTTCTGTATTATCTTTATAACCTTGTCTGATTTGGTCAAACAATTGTGATACATTTCCGTTTCCTGTTTTATACACTTGGTCACCAAATTGAGGTGGTTGTTGAGGTTGTTGTTGTGCATTCGGGTCAACTGTTTGAGATACATTACCATTTAATTGTTGAGTATCTGGAGTAGTTGTAGAATTTGCATCAGGAGTTGTTGCGGCACTAACAGGAGCTGCGCCCCCTGTTACAGTTCCTTGATTATCAGTTTGAGAATTATTTTGTATAGCTGTTTCTAATAAGTTAGCAATTTGTTCTGAACCTGATTCTTGTTGAGGAGCTTGTTGAGGAAGCTGTTGAGTCACATCAGGTTGAGTTGGAACTAAGGTGTTAACAGCTTGTGGTTGAGCTTGTTGGTTTTGTTGAACCATATTCATAAGTTCTGCAACTTTTTGTTGGTCTGCAGATTCCCCTTGTGATTGTTGATTCATTTCACCATTTATAAGATTTTGTTGATTCTTTTGTCTTTGAGCTTCTAAGTTCTGCATAGCTTCACTAATTTGTTGGTCACTTTCTTGTTCACTAGCAGAAGCAGCTTGTTGAGAAGCTCCCATAGCTTTGCTTTGTTTTTGTTTTTTATAGTTATCATAAACACTTTTAGCAAGAGCTGCTGCAGCTATAACCCATCCTGCAACTGGAATTGCTGCTGCTGCACCACCTGCACCTGCGGCTGCTCCTCCTCCTGCTGCTGCTGTCGTTCCTGCTCCTGCTCCTGCAGCAGTTGCACCCCCTGCAGCCGTTCCTGCGCCTGCTGCTGTAGTACCTGCTGTAGTACCTGCAGTACCACCTATAGCACCACTTGTACCAATTGCTCCTGTTCCTGCAGTTTGTCCTGCACCTTGACCCATAAATGAGAGTTTATCAGCACCCATAGGAAGTGTAGAAGTTGTTTGGCTACTAGCTAACCCTTTACCAATCGGCATAGATGATTGCATTTGATTACCCATCATTCCTGAAGGAGAAGCAGTCATTTGTGACCCTGCAGGTTGCATAACATTAACCCCCATAACAGTTCCAGGAGCATTAGGAGTTGCTGCTAGATTGCTTGTAGATGTTTGAGAACCTGCTGTAATTGAAGGTTTATTTGCACCAAATCTGTTGTTTATAGATGTCTGTAAATTGTTACCAAAGTTTTGTGTGTTATTTCCGACATTTCCAATTCTGCTACCTAATTGGTTTAAATACGGATTGCTAGACTTCTGTAGTTGACTTCCAACATTGGACATTTGTTTTCCTACGTTAGACAGTCTGTTACCACTATTAAGTACGTTATTACCTAATTTCTTTAGCTTTCTGTATTTACCAATTATCTCATTGGCTCTATTTAACGCACTTTTGTTTTTCTTGTATTCTCGCATATTTTGTTCATTGATATATGCTCGTCTTAATTCTTCTTCTCTATTGTTGTACATTTTAACACCTATTTTGCTTTACTTGATGAACTAGTTGATGAATCTCCAGAACCTATTGAAGCATTGATTGAAGTACCTTCTTCACCTGTTGCTCCGTTATAAGCATTCATATACATACCCATTAGATTGTTTATCATATTCCAAGTATTTTCTTGTGAATTAGCTAACAACTGATTTGTATAATCTGCTGATTGATTTGACAGATTGTTGTACATATTAGTAGCTTGTGAGCTTCTAAGCATATTGTTAGTAGCTAATGGACTAATGATATTGTTCTGTAAATTTTGTTGTTGTGTCTTATTGAACTCTGCTAATTTCGCTTGTGTTGTTGTGTCATTTAAAGACGGATTTAGGTAATTGTTAAGCAGTTGAGATATGTTCTTATTAACGAAGTTATATGCAGTTTTACCTGCTGTTCCGTTTCTGAAATTTACAGTAGTATCACCGTCTTTAGTTGTTGTTGTAGTATAGAATGGATTAGTCTGTGAAGTAGGTTTCATTGACCTTCTTGTAGTGCTACTAGTGTTTGATTTTGATGAACCACCCATTTTTATCTCCTATAAATATATAAATTATTTTTAATCTTTTTAAAACCTGCTTTTAAGATGCAGAGTTTGGCTGTTTTTTGTTTTGTTTCTACATAGATATCTTCGTCAAACCATCTAAGAGACTCTTTAAGACATTCAACATTCAGTTCGTGATGATGTCTGTTAGCAAATCCATTTAGGAATATTTTGTTATCTCTGATGTAGAAATATATGCAACCTATTAATTCCATTGTTTTGTCAATACAGAAAGCATAAAAATCTGTTCTATTTATGACATCATCAAAATCGTCATCACCTATTAAGTCTTTGTATTTGTTATATAACTCTTTACATTGAAAATAGTTAAAAGCTGAATTTCTAGGTGTGAGACAACTAATAAGCGGCATTATTCTGTTCTCTCGTTTTCTCTTTCTCTTGGGTCAATATAAAAATCATTTTCTATATCTTCTTTTTGAGTTGAACGTTCTGAATATCCAGTAATTAGCTCAAATATTTTTATATTGAATAATTTAAAAGTTCTTCGTTTTGTGTATACAACTTTAGCCAATTTATTTCCCGTTAATTATACTTGTTTAACTTTGATTTTACTGAATTCCATATTCTTAATACAGAAGTTTTGAGAGCTTTTATCTGTATAGAATGTTATTTCTAATGCTTTAAATGTTGCAGATGGAATTTTAACAATCAATGTTGTACCTTTTTGCTTATAGAACTTTCCACCATTCCACTTGTCCCCTGAATCAAATATTAGAACATCTGCTTGAGATTTACCTTTGATTTCTTTAGTTTTAGGTTTCTTTCTTAAATCATAGTTCTTAACGTATTTAACCCAGAACTTGTTTGAATAAGAACTATCAACTGATAATCTTGGTGGAAATTTAGTTATCTTTAAAGTATTATCTTCTCCAAAATTAAATGTAGAACAAGTGTAATAGTTTTGTATAAAGTCACCATTAAAAGAGTTTCCAACGTATTCTTGCAGTATTTGATTGTTACCAGAGTATAATTTACTATCTACAACTTGTATTGCACTTATGAGTTGACTTTTTCTCTTAACCCATTCACCTCTGACATAATCATAAATAAGAATTATTGAAGCATCTTTTTCTACATCTACAAGTTCACCACCAGATTCTTCTTGAACTGTATATGTAGCTTCTATGGGAACTAAGAACCAAACTTCATTTCTATCTGATGTTATTACAGATAATGTTCTTATTTGATTTAATTTGTGTTTATTTATAGCATACAATTCATCTTGAATATCGTAAGCTATATTATCTCCTAGTGTCTTATCCCCGTTTATAACTTGTTGGAAAGAAAATACACCTTTCTTAGTATCATCATAGAAATATAAATCTGTACCATGGAATACTAATGAATCATAACCTGCACAGCCACCAGGAGACTCATCATCAACCTTGTAAGCTGTTGTAGCATCAATTTGTACTAATGATGAACTATCTTTATGAAATACTGCTAATGCACCTAAATATGGATAGATAGCTGTTACAGGTTTAACAAATGGGATAAATCCTGCAGATGTTACTATTGATGAGTCTTGATACTGAAAGTCTCTGCATTCTGCCTGTTTAGAGTACCAAACAGTATTTCCATTGAATATCCATAATCTGCTATCAAAAACACAAAGACCCAGTCCTGAAACTGCGTTTCCTTCTGGGTCTATTAAATGTATATTACTTGCTGACTCAACTGTTATACCTGTATGAGTTTCTGTGTTGCTATACAGATATTTAACATCTTTTCCATTTGAGAATATGAACATATCAAGTATACCTTGAGTAAAGTCACATCCACAAGCATTTCCTGTAACATTCATATTGTTTACATAACGAGTACAAGTATTATTTGCTATATCAACAGCATACAGTCTACCGACTGTACTTGTTTCTGTGTAAACAAAAGTAGTTACATTACCATCTTGCATTGATTCAAAGATACCAATTATTTTTTCCCCTGATGGTATACAAGTTGTTACTGCTTGATTCCCTTTAGCAGTTCTTATCCCTATACCAGAGTTTAATTTGGTAAAGAATAACTCTACATTTTGACAATCAGAACAAGTTATCTTATCTGCCATAAAGACAGCATCTTTTCTTCTTATACCGCCAAAACTACAATTTATTAAAGATGTTGTTGTACTACTCATTGTATATCAATAACCTTGTGAGATTACGAACAAGGGATGAGCTTGCTCATTACCAAACGATATTTCTGTCTACTATACTGTTTCTGCAATACTTAGTTAAAACATTTAGAGCATCTTCGTATTGCTTAAAGTAGCCAGAATAGTTTTCGTCACTTTCGTCAGCTATTGCATAAAGCATAGCCAACGAAATAAGACAGTTTTTAAATATAGCTTCGTATTTTTCAGGAATATTTACATAATCATCTTCTTCTTTTAGTTCATAAATTTCATCATCATCTGCATTCATTCCATAAGGTTGAAGAAGATATTTAACATTTAATGTATATACGTTATCTGGAGTTGGATAAATATAAAGAACATCATTTTCTAAATAGAAACTTTCTGGTTCACCTTCTCTTTGTTCTAAAACATCATAATTAGAAGCATAATCCAAAAAGTTTCCATTGTAAGATATTGCGTACTTTTCTGTATTGTTAAGTGTCTTTTTAAATATCAACCCATTAGGAATTGTATAATTTGGTCTTTGAGCCTTTGTTTTTATAGATGTTCTTCTTATTCTAAATTCCCATGGTTGATAGTTCCATAGAAAAGAAATAGCTTTGTTTATTGATGTCTTCAATGCTGATTCTAAATCATCAGCACCTTCAGCATCAGCATCAAACATACTCCAAGGCTGTCCTGCACATTCATTATACAAATCCAAAAAAGTTAGTGTCATTATTTAAAGATTCCTGTTTCTTTTAACATTTTTAGTAATGTTCTCTTATTTGCACTAGTTGCAGGTTTTAAATCTAATCTTTGAGCTAGTCCAAACAGAGCAAATCTGTCCATACCTGCTAATTCTTCTAGTGTTATGTCCTTTGCTATTTCTTCATTAGTCATTGGTTCTGTTTGTTCTTCAGGCATAACCAACTCTTTAATCGTTGGTACTTTTACTTCTTTTTTTTCTTCAACTATTTCTTTGTCATCTTCTGAAAGTAGAACATAGTTTCCTCTGTCTTTGTTTTTAATCTTGATTGCTTCCTCATCAGGAAGAACAAATATATTTCCTGTAGGAACGAATTTAAGTTTCATCATTTGATTTATCCTTTCTGTTATTTAGGATAACCAGGGGGAATAATCCCCCCAGTAACTCCCCAATATAGCTATACAACAGGTTTAAGTCCTGCACGTTTTGCTACTGCCCAGATGTTTCCAGTAAAACTTGTAGAAAAATCAAGATTAATAGAACCATCTCTGTTTTCAAATCTTGAAATATCTTCTAAAAGAACTACTGTAACTGCAGATTTTTTCAAAGGTACAGTTGCATCACCTAAGATTTTATTCGGGTATTCGTCTCCTGCTTTGATTGTCAAAGTAGAATCAGAACCGTCATAAGTTGTTTCAATAGTTATTTGTAATGAATTATTTTTGTTTTCTAATGCTTTTTTAATTTTGATACCATTTGCTTGTGTAACAGCTTGTTTAGTAATATCTGTATATTCATAAGACTTAGAGGTATCTTGAACAGGTAATTGAACTGTTATTTCGTCTCTTGCCATTTTAATCGTCTCCTATTTGTTGAATTAAGTATAAAATGGGTTTAATTAGAAGCCAAACCCTAAAGCTGTTATCACCAGTAAACTTATGTAGAAGGTATTTCTATGCTTAATGGAGCTGAAATCTTAACAGTACCTAAGAAGTCTGCTCTAGGTGCGCCAACACCAAATAAGCCATAACCTTTGTAGCGAGTATTGAAGTTAGCTTCAGGCATATAGTGTTTCATATTCAAATTAGAAGAAACACCACCTGCTAAAGTTTTAGCTCTGATACCGAACAAAGGATAGAATACGTTAGTTGAAGGATTAGCGATATTGTTAGAAACTAAAATATCCCAACCTGCTAACTTACCTATGTAACCTTTTTCTAATTTTCTGTGACCAGATTCAACATTTCCGTACATTTCAATTTTACCTAAGTAGAATTGAAATTCAGGCGGAACTATTGCAATCATTTGTCCGTCAATCCAGTTTGTATGACCTTTACCGTCACCACGTTTAAATTTAGCTTGCATATATGCCAAGATGTCTTTTGCAGTTTGACCTGACAACGGAATAGCATCTCCACTATTATCCAAATAGTGACCTGCTCTTGTATACAAGTTACCAAATGCAGTATCAACACCTGCTGCGAATTGTTTTACACCATCTTTAGAATATTCGGAAGCAAGCTGTGCTTGTTTCTTAGTATCTTTTACGTTTTCAATTTCTTTTTTCTTGATTTCATCAATTTCAAAGTGGAATGCTTTACCTTCGTCAATTCTTACTTTTGTAGCAGAATTTGTAACGAGTTCTGCATTAGGTAAGTCACCGCCTGTGTAATCAAACAGAGTAACAGTAGGTGGCATAAATACATCTACTTCATCACCACGTTTAACTCCACTTTTAAATTCTGAGTGAGCAAGTTTACCGATAACAAGCTCATCATAGAAATATTTGCTGAAACATGCTTCAAATGTTCCCGTAATTAGTTGGTCTATTGCCATTTTGATTCTCCTTCTGTTTAAGAGCAATAGTCAACGAAGCTACTGCTCTATACTATTGTCTTCAGATATTTGACAAGTTCCTTGTAAGACATTTTTGAAGTGTCTGGTTCTTGTTCACTTGTCTTTAGAGCAGAATTTGATGTGTTGATTGCTGATATGACATCAGTAGCTTGATTATTTTGTTCAGTTTTATTTGACTGTTTACTAAATTCTTTATTAAACAAGTCTTTCATCTGAACCATAGTCCCTATCAACATCTCGGCATCTTCGTTTGTAAAGTTTTCTCCATATCGAGTTAAAACATTTACAAACAGGTCTTTAAAAGGTTTGTAATCAAATATATCGTTGTGTTTTTGAACTGCGTAGTTAATAACACTTTCTATATTTGACATCTTTTGTGTTTCAGCTTGTTTGGATAAGAGGTCTTCGTAATAGAGTTTTTGTCTTTCTTGAGCTATAGTAACTCTCTTAATAGCTTCTGAAGGAAACTCAAATTCGATTTCAGACAATAATTCATCATTTGGATTTGAAGCATATTCTTCAAGCATTTGTCTGACTCTTTCAGGGTCTTCTGTGTATCTAAGGTATTTAGCATATTCATTAGCTGTTAATGAAGCTAATTCATAGCTAAATTCCATATCTTGAACAGAATCAAACCCCATCCGTTTAGCAGATTCAATGTTCTGCTGTTGTTGCTTATCATACTGCTCTTTATATGGGAGAAGTTCTGCTCTTTCCTTTTCCCATTGAGCTTTCTGATTAATCAACGGTTCAAGCTCTTTGTACGACTTTAGTATCTTTTCTACATTTGCAGAGCCATCTTCATTTCTAAATTTTTCAGGGCATTCATTTTTCTTGTCTTCTTCTTGAGAAGATTGAGAATCTTGAGTGTTATCCTGTGAATCTGGTTGCTTGTCTGATGAACTGTCGTCTGTTTCATCAGTTGGTTCGTCATTTCCTTCATCATCTGTGGGTTCTTCTAGGGCATCAAGAATTTCTTGTTGTGTGATTTCTTGGTCAGAAGAATTATCCACATTATCTGTGGAAATGTTTTGTTCGTTATCCATATAGTCTCCTATGCAGCAGCTACTCTGCTGCTTCTTCTTTTCTTCTTTCTCTTAGTTCTCTAAAATAATCTGATATCCAGGTTTCAGGGATATTTAAAATATTCAACATTCCTGTTATTCTTTCAGAGGGGATTCCCCCTGTAGATGCCTTGATAATATATTCAATTAATTCTTCTTTAATCTGTTTATATTCTTCACTTGTAGCGAGATTGTATAATCTCAACATTTTTTCGTGTTTAGTTTCGTTATTCACTTAGTAGATTTCTCCCTGGAAGTGAGTTTAATTTGTCTTCAAACGAAGGTTGTTCTTCATGGGGTTGGATAATTCCTTCTGATTCCCCTTCGTCTGGAATTTGGTCTTCTTTTCCTTGTTTGGCTAATTCAACTCTGTTTTCCATTTCTTGTATAATTGGAGCTAATTGCTCATTCTGTAATAATGCTTGTTGTACTTCAGGAGATATAGTATTCATATCCATTACGAATCTTTCAGGGTTCTCAACCCCTTTTTGTTCCATATACCACTTGAAGAATTCGTCTATATTGAGTTGTAATCCTGATTTAATAAACATTTGAACAGCTTGACCCACCATATCTGCAAAATTGTATCTTTCAGATGTAGCAGACCTGTCTGCATATGTATATCTGTAATCCCCTTGTCTGATTTCATCTGTTATTTCGACATTTTCAGGATTATTTTCATTATTTATATAAACTGTTTCATTACCAAAAGTAAAATTAGCTTTTAATTTAGCTACTTTTTTAACATTATCAAGTATTAAATACTGATTAATGATGTCTAAGAGCATTTTAAGTCTGGTTAATTGACCTTCAACCTTGGTAGATATTTCTGTAGCTGTAGTTCTGTCAGATTCACTAGCTCCTGCCATATTAGGAAATATACCAGATATCTCGCTAGTTAAGTCTCCTAGGTAAGCTAAATCATCACTAAATACATTTACAGCAAATTCCATTTGTTTAATAGGAAGACTTGGATATAGACCTTGGTCATATTCGATAATCTTACCAGGATGAAGCTCTATATCATCAGGATGTTCTCCGTAGAACCCTTTAGCAACGAATTGAGGAGGATTTTCTGTTAAGGATTGCATATCCATTGTTCTTCTAAGCATATCTTCTTGAGTTAGTGAGATATCGTAGATAGAATATAAAGGACTAATACCACGACCATTATCAGGGTCAGTTACGTATGCACCATATGAAAACGGATTAATAACCAAAGGATTCTTTTCAAATCTTACAAGGTATTTTCCTGCTATAACAACTGCATACCAGTTACGCAGAACAGTACCATCACATAGAGTTAAATCACCATAATGTTCTAACATTTCTACAACAGACCCCTTAGAGATTTCATCTTTGTTATCTTCTGATTGTAGAGAGTCTAAATCTTGTTCATCTGAAGTCTTTTTAGCTAATTCTCTGATTTCTTTCTTTTGTTCGTTGGTTAATTCAAAGTATTTGTTGCTTATAATATACTCTGGAGTTTTCCAAGTTCTGTTAATCTTGGGACAAGTGTCCCATTCGTCTTTTTGTGCAGCATCAAATACAAAATTAGCAGGGTCTACATAGTAGATATACGGATTATCATAAATGCTTCTTTCATCTATGTAATATTCTTTCCCTTTCATCTTAGCAGCAGTCATTTTAAGGATGTTCTGTGGCTCTTTAATGGCTGCTAAAAAGTCAACAGGTCTTCTGTATTCTTCTGTTTGTTTTTTCCACGTAGAGAAGCTGATAAGCTCCCCATATATAAGAGAATTATCAATAATTTTGTCTAAGGTTTTAGAATAATCCATTTTTTCTAAGATATCTACAAGAGCTGTCTTTTGTTTATTTGAATTATTATCACTTTCAAGGCTTTCTCCAGAAACATCAAACATAGAATTAGTGTTAGCATATGTATTTTTCCAGATAAATGCTTTTAATATCTGATGATACATAAACATTTTGCATAGTTTTAATCTGGATTTCCATTTTTTAGATTCGTCTTTTTCAACATATGCAACACTTTTAAAGAATATCTCCCCTTTTAGTCTAGTAGCTTTGTCCAATTGAGAAGCTCTAGCTCTATCATAAGTCTTAAATTCTTCTGATATATTTTTAGCTATATCTTCTTTTTGTTCATTTGTAAGTTTTTTAACTTTTTGTTCTTTTTCTACTATGTATTCCATATGTTCACTTCGTTTAAATCTTACTGTCATCTAAGCCATCTATGACAAGAACCTCTGGTTCTTTCTCATAGAGCTTACCTTCTTCATCCATTCCGTAGCATATTCTCAACCCTTTTTGTACTTTGGTTATTCCACTCATAAGCATATCCAAATTGTACGCAGTAGCTTTAGCTTTAGCTTTAGGAATGCTGCTATCTTTAACCTCATCAAGATATTGAGCTAATAAATGGTCAATAACCTTTGCTCCTGTGTTAAATAAATGGATGCATTTGTTATTGACCTGTATTTTTTCTGTTTCAATATTCTTTTGCAGATGGTTCATTACAGTATCGTTAATCTCTTTACGTCTTTCTGTAATTCCTTCAGAATCCATCTTAGCAACTATACCACGTTTAGTTAGCTTCACTTTTGGAAGTGCAGCTATAATAGTATCGAGAGTTTCATTTCTCATATATAAAGCTCTAACTCTATCCCAATCTCTGGCAGTTGGAGCTTTTCTTTTTTCAGTAATATCTTTTTTCATAAAAAAATAAAAGAGCCTATTTCGTTTAGTGAATTAGTTTAAGTATTTGCAACCAAGGAGTCAATAATGTCAGAAGATAGGCTCTTTACCTAACCGTTTACGTATATGTTATCATTCAATTGCTTTATTTGTTTAACTTTTTCTTTATTCCCGTAGAAATCAACAGCAGATTGTATTATAATTGATTCTCCAGTTTTCTTGTTGACAACTTCTCTGTTTTCTCCATATCTAAAACCATATAGAACTTTCTTCTGTTTAGGAGAGTCAAGAGATGAAAAATCTACTTCGTTTCTACAAGCATCTATAAGACGTTTAGCTTTCTTTCCAGAATACAAAGTATCAATCTTCTTATTGTCGCTAATTCTTGTTTGTACTAATCTTGCAATCTTATTTTCACATATAGGACAAACCAAAATTTCAAGTCTTCTGTTAGTGAATTCACCATTTGAAAATAAAAATAATATTTCGTCTGCTCTATGTTTTGAATTACAATGAACAAGCAAGATATCAAAACTCCTCTAATCCGCTAGTCAACTTCGTTTTCAGATATATTAACCTACTTAGAATGTCCTAGCCTATATCTTCAATATAACAAATTTAAAAAAGTTGTCAACCGTTTTATTACTTTATGTAATATTTTTGTTTACTTTTTTTCTGAAAAGTGTTATACTGTATATAGAAGTGTTCTTAATAGATATTTCTTCATGAATCTATTTCGAATTTTTTAAATTCCATTTTACTAATTTTTTGATAAAGCTCCAAATCGGAGCTTTTGCGTTATAAAGTTTCTGTGGTGTATGGGTGATAGTTCTCCCTTTCTCTCTGCGTCATTGTCCCCCTCTCCCCATTTATTTTCTTCACTTCACTTCATCTTCTTCCATTTATTTTTATCCTTCTCTTTTATTTTATTTGCTTCATTTTATCTTTGCTTCTTCACATTCATTTTTTTATTTATTTCTTTTTACAACTTAAAAGATATATGTAAGTTAGTTAAATAAACTGAAAGGAGATTATTATGAATTTTGAATTACTGAACGAGATGTTAGAATGCTTCAAAGCTAACAACTTCTCTAGCTTCGTTGCTGAATGCTATGAACTGTTAAATGCAAATGAAAGAACTCTTTGGCATAGGTTAAGAACCTGTGAAGTAACAATTGAAGATGTAAGATACGAACAAATGAAGCTATTTACGTTATAAAATTAGACGAAAACGTACGAAACGACCTATCATTTTGTATCTTTTTATCTCTATCTATCATCTTTAAAAAAGTTTTAATCCTCTGATTTCAATCTAAATAGGTTGATTTCAGAGGATTTCGATTCATTCCTATTTATACAACTATATGTTCGTTTTTACAAATTAAAACAATTATGAAACTTATTAAAGATTTTAAAGACTCAAGTCATCTGACTTGGGTCAATTTTGTATATTACAAACTTTTAGAAAGGTGGTCTACTATGACAAAACAAACAAAAGCTCAACTTCAAGCTGAAAATGAAGAACTTAGAACTCAAATTAACGAGTTGAAAAACAAAAAAGTTGAACGTAAATTCAACATCTTTGAAAACACTTACGAAAACATTATGAGAGGTTATGTTGCTTCTGGAGAAGCAAATGAATTCTCATTTAATGTTAAACATCTTTATGATTCTAAATTTACTAATCAAGAAGGTAAAGATGTAAAAATCGAAGGTGCAGGAAAAGTTATTGGTTTCTTAAACAAGAAAGGTGCTTTGAAAGTTGTAAACATTGAAAAAGTAACTAAAGAAACTGGTGCTAATGTGTATGAAGTTAAAATCAAAGATTTTGACATTCATACAAAACAAAAAAGTAAGTTCTCAAATGGTGAATATTTCTTATTCAAAAAGGCTTACAAAAATGTTACTGGTAATACCAAATTTAGTAAAGAGCAAGTTTAATTACTTGCTCTTTTAGATTTCATTTATTAAACGAAAGGAGAATTAAATGTCTAAAGAAGAATTAAAAGAATTTATAGGTGGAGTTATTTTATTTGGAATTCCAACAATAATGGTAGTTTTAGGACTATTAGAATAATTAATTTGTATTTATTAAACGTATATGTATTTATTATGAAAGGAGTCAATTATGACAAGTATTTTTAATTCTATTAAGAAACAATTAATCAACAATGAAATTTATGGAAATGAACGTAAACTTCAGTTTACTAATTTCTATCCTGAAAATGCAATTGTTTGGTTAACTACCAAACAAAAAGCATTCAAAGTAACTAAATTGAATAGATACATTCAAAATGGTGAAAGAATTTATGAAATTGAATACAAAGACGTATACACAGGTTGTGATTTCTTAGATACAGCTTATGAAATTGCTAAAAATAAATCTGAAAGAGCTGATAGAAAAGGTTATAAATCCAATGAACCTGTATCTGTTAAATTCTTAAATATAAATGACAGATTTAGAGCCGAATTAGATTGTCCTAATTGGTCAAATAATCCTGATGAAACAGGTTATAAATCTTGTCCAAATAATAATAGAGAATTTGAATATATATCAAGAGAAGATTCTCAATCATTTGAACATTTCTGTCAATGGTTAGGTTATGATAACTACGAAGATTTTCAACAATATCACGAATTTGATAACGAAGAAAATAAACAAACCATTGACTGTTTATATCAACAATTCCTTGAAGGTTACAATATCCCTACTTGGATAGATGAAACAGAAAATTTCTGTTTTAATTAAATTAATTAAGAGAGACAATCTAACGATTGTTTCTCTTTTTTTAAAAGATTTATAAGAGATAATCGCAGCAGATTATCTCTTTTTGAAAAGATTTTAATTTATTTATTTTAAGAAGTTCTTATACATCAAATCCAAATCATCTTCTCTGCTTAATGGCTCGAAGAAGATTTGTCTTTGATAAATTATCTTGTTACGTCGAAAGGGGTATTTCGACTTTCCAAAATAATCGAACTTCTTATTTATTAAATTTAAACTTAATAAATTTAAACACCCGAGCAGGTGTGTATCGTAAGTTTAGCACATTTTTTTTAGATAGTCAATAGGAGGTATGAAATGCTTGAAGATAAAGATTTAAGAAAAATATCACTTTATCTATTACAGGCGAGAATAACATCATCAATGCACATGATAAGTATAATCTACGACGTAATAGATAAAGAATGTAATCGTGCTAATACATCAGCTAGTGATGTATACGAACAAATAATAAAAACAATTTTATATATAGGAGATAAAAAAGATGAATAAGATTTACGAAAATTTAATGAAAGCATATTACACAAAAGGGAAGATTGGAAATGTAATTCCATATGATAAAAAACATGCAGAAAGAATTGCATACACAGTTGCAAAAAGATTATTTAATAAGCAAATAGCTTAAAGAAAGGTGAATATGCCAACTAAAAGACCTTATAAATTCAAATGTCCAAAATGTGGACAAACAGAGAGAATAGTAAGTTTTGGTAGTCATAAAGAACAACTAACAGTAAAAGAAAACGAGTTACCAACATACTATGTAGAATACTATGGATGTCCTGATTGTGGTGAAAAATGGGATGTAGAATATGAAATCTCATACAAAGTAAAAAGAATCAAAAAAGGAAATAAAAATGGAAGAAAATGAAAAAATAATAGAAGCTAAAAGAATAATAAATAATGCAGGTTTTAATGAAACAACACGTTGGGATGAATTAGAAAAAGTTTTAGAAGAACAAGTTAAAAAAGCGAATTCAATAACAGAAATAGTTACAATTTCAGAATGTCTAATAAGTGCAATAGGTCAAAAACAATCAATTTTAATGAAAAAAATAAAAGAAAAAGAAGCATTAGAAAACAGGAACGATACATTAAGTAAAGATAATTCTTATTTTAGAAAAGAAAACTCTAAATTAAAAGAATTAATAGGTTTAGAACAATTTAAAAACAAAGTCCTGTTGGATAATTTCTCAAAATTATCACAACAAAAATACGAAGTAATTGTAAATAAATTAGATACTAAGGAGATATAAAAATGTTATTAGAAAAACTAGTTAAGTCGTTGTTACAAGAAAAAAGAAAGGAAAACATTATGACAAAGACAGCAACAAAGAGAGCTAGTAAAAAAGCTCAAGAACAAGTGCAAGAAGCACAACAAGAAACACTAAACAAAAGACCTGGAAGTTTAGTAACTTATGTTTATGGTCAAATTTATCGTGGTTACTTAGAATCCAAAAAAGCTAAGAAATTCAAAATCACAAACATCAATGTAAGAAGATGGAACAAAATCCTAGGATGGTTAAAGAAAAACGAATATATCGTTGACTTTAAACTAGGTGATACCATTGAAACAGCTTGTGATTTAGAAGTTCAAGGATTTGACGGTGACAACCTAATTTACGTTAATTACTTAAAAGCAATTGAACGCAATATGGCAAATGAAAAGAAACAAGCATAAGAAACTAACAAAAATGAAAGCATCTATTCTAACAAGAGTAGATGCTTTTTTTATGCAGTAGAAAGGGGGATATATGAATGCTGACAATGGCAGAGACATTAGCAGTAATAAGTGTGCTAAAGCACGACGAATATCTAAAGATACACGACTATCAGATGAAAACAAAATACAGTCTACAAATTGCGACACAGCATTACTTGGAGAAATATTACAAAATCTCGAAGAACAAAGAACTGATGGATTCATTTGGGGATATTAGAATATTCGAGCTTATTCAATACATACAATATATACAAAAAAAGCAAAAGTTAGTTAGTTTAAAAGGAGAAAAAATGTCTTACAAAATGATTACTTGCAAACATTGTGGAAAAAAAGTGAGAGATTACAATACAAAAATTTTAGATGAAGAAATAATCTGCAAAGATTGTTTTGAAGAATTGACAGAAAGATGTCATGTTTGTCATTCAATCCACAAGAAAGACAAAATGATTAAATTAGAATTAGATACAGGGGAAACAGTCTATGTAGATAATTACTGTAGAAGAAACTATTTTGCTAAATGTGATATCTGTGGAAAGTATCATCTTAACAGACATAGCAGATTAAAAACAATTAGAGTAAATAGCGATAGTGCGACACAAACAGTATGTGAAAAATGTCTAAAAGATATAGAAGAAAAAGAAAATATAACTTTTAGACAATGTGATTACTGTGGTGTGTATGTAAATCAAGATACACTAGAAGATATTGACGGAATGGATGTCTGTGATAACTGTGCAGATTACCACACAATAACATGTTATGAATGTGGTGAAAGACACTTATCAAGCAATATATACTATGATGAAGAAGATGGTGAACATTATTGTAAAGATTGCTTTGTTAGAGGGTCAATACTTGCATATCATTCAAATTTAGTTGAATTTGAAACATTAAAATCAGATAGTAACGATAACAGAACATTCGGTTTTGAACTGGAAGTAGCAGGAAATAGATATCGTGCAAGAGAGTTTTCAGAATTCTTTAATGGAGAAATGGTGATGATGTATGACTCATCAGTAGATGGATTTGAAATCGTTACTATGCCTATGGATTTAAAATATATGTACGATAATTTCTTTCCAAAACTGGAAAAAGGGTTAAAATTCCTCAAGAGAAATGGTTTTAGAGGTCATAACCATGGTGGATTACATATACACGTATCTGAAAATCAAATTGATGAGAAAACTGCAGCTCAACTGAAGCAGATACTATACGGAAATGATTATGACAAAGATATATGGTTAGCAATTGCTCAAAGACAAAGAGGTGAAATGTCTGAATGGGCAAGTATGTCAGGGTCATATGGTTTCCAAACAGTTTATTCAGGAAGCAGTAAGAAAGTTGCAGAAGCAAGACATACAGCTCTAAATTATGACGATAGAACAAGAACATATGAATTTAGAATATTTAATTCAAGTTTGAGAATAGATAGAATAATAAAGAACATAGAATGTGTGCTTGCCTTAGTCGATTATTCAAAGAAATACAAAGATTATAAATCCCCTGTTTGTACAACAGCAGGATTTATTGAATATGTCTTGGATAACAAAGATAAATACAAAGTTCTTTATGATTTCTTACAAGAAAAGAACATAAAGATAAATTATGGTGAAGAAATAGAAGACGACACAGAAGACGAACTGGAGGTAGTATAGAATGTGTGTAGCAATAGTAAAGCCGAAAGATGCAACAATTACAGATGAAGAATTAAAAAATTGTTTTGAAGGTAATCCTGATGGTGCAGGAATTGCCTTCAGTAAAGACAATGAACTTTATATAATCAAAGGAATATTCAATGAAGATGAGTTTATAAAACGAGTTAGAGAAGTTGAGCAAGTAGCTCAAGGAGATATGTTGATACATTGTAGAATATCAACATCAGGACTCGTTGATAAACAAAACTGTCATCCACATATAGTAAACGATAATACAGTCTTAATACATAATGGAGTTTTAAGAGACGTTGATGTTCCTAAAGATTCAAAAATATCAGATACAATGATATACATACAAGAGTATCTAAAAGATTTACCAGTAGACTTTATGGAAAATGAAAGCATATTGAAACTTATACAATCATCAATAGGAAATTGGAATAAGTTTTGTTTTCTGAATAACAAAGGGGAAGCTGTAATCATAAATGAACATCAAGGAGAATGGCATAATGGTGTATGGTTTTCAAATAATTCGTATGTAACAGAAAGATATACATATCATTATCCATATGCTAGTTACTATGATTACTGGGAAAAATACTATGACGAAGAACCAAAAAGTTATAGTTACGGAAAAAAGACAAACGAAGAAACAGAATATGTTTTTTCAAAAAACAGAATAAAAAAGATAAAAAAGAAAATAAGACACATATCAGACAGAAATATGTATGCTATAGGGAATTTCCCTTTATGGGATGCAGAACTGAATGACTTTGTTCAGTATGATGAAGAAACATATAACGAACACAGTCAATTCTTACTGGATGATATATCTCCAGAATTGCAAGAGGAATGGGATTATGAATATGAAACAAGATTTGGCAAATTATATACTGCCAGTTAACGAAAGGAGAATAAAATGATTGAACCAATTATGAAAGTAAAACTAACTGATAATCAATATTCATCATTATGCTATCTGGCAAACCATAATGAGAAAGAAGAAAATTATATAACAACAACAGATGAAGCATTTTCAAGATTCAATTTCTTTTTAACAAAAAAGGATATGTTAGAGAGTATAGAGAATAGAGTAAACTATGTTTTGTTTACAAAAGGTTAGTAATATTTTGGTTTACTTTGTGTTATAATATAAAAGGAAAAGCAAATGTTACAAAAAATATTATTAAAGCTAGTGGATATGTTGGGGAGATTATACGGTCAGTTTAATGTCGCATACAACGAAACATATTCAGATAAAAAAACAGGTAAAAAAGCTAAGAGAGAAATAGACAGAAGAAAACAGGAGAACAAAGAAGCATTTATAAATAAAGTTATAAATGATGTTCTTTTAGATGCATATAAGACCAGAAAGATAATTTTAAATCCAAATATAGTAAGAAAGTATGCAGAAAGTCTATTTTATCAAGAAAAAGAAAAAGGAAATATAGATAGTTTAAACATACATAAGGATTTTAAAAATGAGTAAATTTGAAGATTTAGTTAAACTTGATGTTAATGACAAAGTTGAAAAAAGAACAGATGGTAAAGTACAGTTAAGTTATTTATCTTGGACTTATGCCTGGAGAGAGTTCAAGAAAGTTTATCCAGATGCACAATATGAAGTAACAAAGTTTGAACATTTTGATAAAGATAATCGTTCACAAATGGTCTTATTGCCATATATGTAT